TTCGTCCTTCTTTTTCTTGCCATATTAGAGTTTTTTTACAGTTGATCCCGGCATTTTGCTTGCTTTTGACAAGACTTCGTTCCATGAAGGGTGTTTAGAGGTTAATTTATTCCTCCAATCACCGACTTCCTGGGAGGCAGCGCACCCTTTACTCCAATCTTTATCCCAGTCCGGATTATCTTTTCTCCACTGGTCATAATCAGCAATAGACATACTCAATTCTTTTTCTTCACCTGTTTTAAGGTTTTTAACGGGGTATAAAGGCATTTTTCAAAAGTATTATATAAAAAAATATTTATTTACATTTCTAGAAAAGGTTCTTCCTCCCCCATTTTACCTGAAATGTGTCACCAAGTCAATTTAGATCAAATAACCCAATCCGCTTCTCCGCCAAGTGCTTCATAACAAGATGGAAATTGTTCTGCAAAAATTTTTTTACATTCTTTTGCAATTTGCATATGTTCCTTTTGAGTTCCTGATTTTTCACGAAGAGAAATATAAGTGATCCAAGAACGACAAGAACCCGTCATATAGATGCGTGTGGGCGTTGCCAGAGGCAATACAAATCGAGCACACTCCTTTGCCACCCCCTTATCAAGAAGTTCCTTATAGAGTTCCATAGATGCCTGAAAATGATCATTAATCTTCAACCAAAGATCCTCTTTCATATCTTCGGAGAAATCATCAATAGAATTCTGACGATTCTTGGTATCCTGACGGCGGAGATCAGGTACAGGAATATCACCCAATAAGGAAGAATCTGCATAACGCTGAGAAAACTCTTGGAATGTGAAACTGCGATGACGCAGAATCTGTGCGGCAATACCACGGTTTGTTTCAATCGCAAGAGTCATAGAAGACTGTTCAAAAACTGACCAATGATTATGCTTAATACAATAAGCAAGTAACTTGGCATAGTTCTCCGAACTCTGATTACTTGGGTTAGAAACTCGTGCAATAAATGCCATTGTTTTTTCTGCATCTGGTGTTACACTAATGAGTTTTACGGTCATTTCTTTCCAAATCCTTTTGATGTTTTTGCTTCTAGGTCTGCGAGTTCCTGTTTTACTACTCGCAGTTGTTTTTTCATTTCAATAAGTTTTTCTTCAGGATATAAATGATCTTGTTTTGTAAGTTTCTCCAGTAACTTTACAAGTTCCCTCGCTCTAGTCATATAGTTCACTGTCCTCGAAAATTTCATCATAATCTGTAATTAGTGGGGGTGATACATCCATCTTTAGATGTTTAATCTCATTCTTATAAACTTCTGACTTTAGATTATCTAAAAGAAGTTCCATATTTCGAATAATCAACTTCACTTTTTCTAAATCCATTCTCACCTCACGTGACTTCAAAATGAATATACTACACTGACCCCCGATCTGTCAAGGGGTCATCGAAAAAAAAACCTAGAGATTTCTCTAGGTTTAAACAATCAACTTTTTCTTTTCTTTTTTTCAGGTTTAGAAAATCCCCATAGTTTAGGATTTATTCTTCCATACCCCCAATCAATATTGCGAATAACTGATCCTAAATTATCATAATACATATCAAAAATACTTGATCTCTTACTTGAACGAGTCAAGTCATAATGAATCTTACCATTAATCTCATATGTCACAATATAAGCATCATTGGGAACATTCTTATCCTTTGCTTCTTCTAACGTGCAATTTTGCTTTAAAATTTCACACCCATATTGAGACTTAAACAATTCCTTTTCTTGTGCGGTCCAAGAATGATTTGAGTCTGATTTAGGTTTATCTTCCATCTTCGGTTTTTCTGCAAGTTTTTTACCCATTATATGAACTCCAAAAAATTATGAACGTCCACCCCACTGAATATCAGGGTAAGCTTGAGCAACAATATCCATTGTAATTTTATATTTTTCACTTAGTCTTTTATCTTTGACAAGACATAAAATTTCTGCTTCAAGTGGATGAAGACCCTGAAGAATATTAATAAACATAGTTTCTCTACGAAGAGAACTTAAACTGTCGTTACCACCTTTAATAAAGTTATAAAATCTCTCATATTCTTTACGAATGGATGAGAATCCTTGATCTTGTGAACCTAAAGAATTGCTTCCAAGTTCACCCATTTTTGCAACTGCATCTCCAATTTTTTCAGATACAGTACCACTAAAGGAATTCTGTTCACCCACACTAGAATAAGGAACCTCTCCAGGGGGGAGAACTGAAATTACACTTTCATCAAAGTTCCAAATAAAAATTGCTTTAAGTGATGGATGTTCATACTTTTGTAGAACTTCCACTTTTTTTGCATTGGTTCTTTGTTTTGATGCCAGTTGAAGAACTTCAAATGCAAACGGATTTGCTGGAAGATCTTTCATTACAGGTTCTACAGGTTTTGCTGTAACCGCTTTAGATTTTACTGCTACGGGTTTCTTTTTTGCTGATGTTGTCATATAAAAAAATAATTTACAATTTAGTTATTCATCGTCATCGTCATCCATATCATCATCTAGAAAGTAATCAGGATTAAAACTTACTGCAACTACTTCATCTGCAATTACGTTTCCATTACCATCAAAAAATTCTGGATGTAGTTTTGGTTTGTCTTGATAGTTCATCATGTATTCTCTAGTAACCCAACCAATCACAAGACCAATAATGAGATACAATATAGCCAAGAAGGAACCAAAAACTAAACTAACTGCTAACATGTTTTTTCTCCTGAGGGAAACTATTTTTTCCTGGATTGAATAAAAAATTCAAAATAGATAGTAAATTCCCTTTTAAATAAAGAAACTATCTTCTTATGAATAATACGAAACGGTTGAGTTTGTTTTGTTTTACCTCCATATAATAAAACTTCAACTCCACGATTACGATAATCTTCTTTTTTATTTAGGTATTCAGGTCTTGATGACATGGTGTTCCTTGAGGAATTTGATCGTGTCAGTGCAACCACCTAACTTTTTATTATCGCAAATAACTTGTGGAAATGTGGAACCTTCTCCAAATTCAGAATAGAATTCATCTTTAGTGAAGTGCTCATCAAGATTATACACCACGTACTTGCTTCCTGTCAAATCTAAGACTTGTTTTATTTTATAACAATATTTACAATCATTTTTGGTATATACTGCAAAGTTCATAGTAATTATAGGATTTATATTAATTTATAAGAATAGGAGGATGACTGTGTGCCACCCTCCTATCATAGCATCATTTTTTGAGGGTGTAAACCCTTTATACATCAAATATCATCTATCTGATAATCATTTTCATCAACCAATTCTATAATTTCTTCATCAGTTGTTTCTATAATTTCTTCAGAAACTTCAGGAACTGGTGTAGTAATTGTCGCTTCTATTTCATATGCAGGACCATGTTCCTTCAACATTTCGGTTATTTGTTCAATTGTATATCCCGTATCATTTGCAGAATCTGCAGTAAGATGATATAGATGACTTAAAGGAAGTGTGATAGTTACTGTTTTTGTAGACATTTAACCTTTTCTCCATAGTTCTTTGGAAAATTGGACCCACTGTTCAATACGTGTGTCCCAATTGTAGTATTTATTAATTGCTTGTACTTGTAATGAGTTATCAAATTTACCTTCACGATATTCCACAATTGTCTTTTTCAATTCTCTTGCAAATCTTTCGATGTGTTTTTGTCTATCTGGAATAAATCCATAATGTCGTGAAAATCCAAGTCCAGTTTCAGGTAGAGCGGCAAGATTACTCGAAAGAACAGAACATCCAGCAGCAAGTGCCTCAATCATACAAATGCAAGATGTTTCCATGAAATATGCTGGATAAGCAAAGATATGAGTTTTCATTAATTGCTCTCTTACTTTTGAATTGTTGGTACGAGTATGTCTAACAATTCTCTTATCATTATTCGCTAATCTCAAACAATAACGAAGAAATTCTTCTTCTTGTTGCCCAACATGAGAATATTCATAAGTTTGAATTCCTTCTAAATGTTGTTTCTTTCGTTCATCTGGATCGAGTTCATGAAAGATATGAAGATCAAAATCCTCTTCGGGTATTAACTTAATTGCTTCAAGAAGAATATCAAGACCTCGAATTGGATTTGGATGGAACATCAACTGCAACTTTCCTTTTGGTTTTTCATGAATCTCAAAAGGTTTAATTGCATTTTTAAGTACATGACACTTTTCCGTTGGAAGTTGAAATCTTTCCATGAATCTTTCATACTGCCAATCAGACACAAAGACATATGCCTTAAAGTGTTTCTGGAATTGTTTGTCCATCAATTGCTCTAGACCTGCCTCCATATGATGAGGATGTAACCACACAATATTTGAGTTGTCTGGTGCAATGATATTGTCACCTGGAATTACACACCAGTGCCAATCTGCAAGATCTGGAGCAGCAGGGAGAACATAATCTTGCCAGGCACGACCCATAATCTCGGTTCCACCAGTTCCATCTGGATTTAAAGATGCCTCTAGAAGTGGTGGCATATTATTATGAAGATACTCAGGTTTTGTAGTTACTTTGTCAGTCATTTCATAAAACTCCTTTGGAAATATTTGTGCAATAAGATTTCTTAGATTCTCTGGGTAATTTAGAAAATTATATGCAATGAATTGCTTGTTTTCATGTGTGCGATTCAAAATATCTTTTTTATTTTGAATCGCACTGAGAAGATTCTCTTCATTTTTGATCTCATCCCGATTGAATTCTTGATGTGCATAAGATTCTAATTTATCTTGAATCTGAGAAATACCACCAAAAAATGTAAAGTGCCAACCCCCATTTTCAAAGAAAGGAAATTCATAAGAGTGACTTCTTAAAAAATCCCCACCCTTATCTAGTGCTGTTTCGATATTTGTAAATACTGTCCCACCCCAAGTACTGTTCTCATATGTTACAAAATTATAATAAAGATTATGACATTTTGCGAGAGCAAGATTATTTTCTGGGAGACCATTTTGTTTTACATGTTGAACTAACTCCTTGCATGGAATTTCGTCAACATCACTTAACATAAACAAATCATTTTTGGAAAAGTTTTTAAGAACTTCCAATATATGATTTCTTTGCCCTCTTTCTAATTTCCAAAATCCAGATGTAAAGTCACATTCAGTTTTGTTTGAAAAATCATAATTAGTAATATCAGGTTCATAATGAACTGATATAATTTTTGCACGCAAAACCTCATCGAATTCATTTAAAATTTGGTCTAGGTAATATGGTTTTGTATCTCCAGAATGAGTATAATTACATTCGGATATAACAAAATAATCAACAATATCACGAAGATATTCCAAACGAAGTTTTAGAATATCAAATTCATTAAAAAATGAAAAACCGTCAATAACTTTCATTCAATAACCTCTTCTAAAAATTTATCCATTGGCGATTTCTTAAAGATTTCTAGACCTCTTTCTGTCTGAGCATCAAGTTCTTCAGGTTTTTTAAGAAGTTTATATGCAGTATCCACAAAACGATTATAAGTTGAAGTGAATACAGTTCCTTCCATATAATCGGGAAAGTCTGTAGTATCATTTCTTTCACAGAGAACAGGAACTTTATTTTGGATTAAATGTGATACACGAATAATTTCAAAGATTTGATTATCATGATTATGTAAATTAATTACTAACTTTGCTCTTTTGATTAGTTGGTCTCTATCATCACCATAAGTAGATTGAACAGAAACAAAATTAATTTTTTTATTATTCGCAAATTGGTCCATAATGTGAAGTCTTCTTGCAGATGGAGACATATATGCAAGAATATCAATATCTCTATCTTCAGGTTTGTTTCTTTCAAAATATGAAATCTCTGGGACATAACCAACCTTACAATGCTTTATATTTTCTACCCCTGCTTTACGTAGAACATCAACATTTCGCATCGAATAATCCCATACTTCTAGTCCACGATACTTGCGACACCAACGAACACATTCTGGTTGATCTCTCATTTGTTCCAGAGAGTAAATAATTGTATCTTTTGGAATATCATGTCTTACAACATCTACTGGGCAATGGTGCATTCCAAAAACAATATTTCGTCTTCCGGGTTCAAAAGTATTGATGCTATTTGTTACATCATATCCTAGTCTTTGTAATGAGAAAAACACTGATGCTTCAATTTCATGAAACACATTGGAATGGATATAAAATCCATTATCTGGAACAATTCTTACTAAATTAAATTTCATTGAATAAACTCCTCAAAGTTTTTATTAATTTCATGAATTAGATTTATATTCTTACTTATAACTCCTAATCCATTACAATGTTTGAAGTTTGTTTTTGGAAGTTTAATTTCGTTGAAGAAGTCTTTAACTCCAAAATTCTCAATCATTGTGTCGTGCAATAAGATTATGCCATTTTCTTTCACAAATGGTGACCACTTTTCATAATCATTTTTAACTGCTTCATAAGTATGAAGTCCATCAATATGAAGAACATCAATTTCTTTATTCCATGTTTGGACTACATCATCAAAAAATCCTCTAATAAATGTAATATTACTCAATTCCAATTCTCTTTGTTTTTCTAAGACATAATCATAAGTATTTCTGATTCCTGCATGTTCATCACCCTCAAAACTATCAATGCCATAGATATGACCAATTTCTGGAAGAGCAAAACAGAATGTTGAATATCCGTAATCAACTCCTAAGTCCACAACAACGTCTGGTTCAACTCTACGAATTAACCAGTCTGCAAAGTCTCTATGATCTCTCCAATTAAAGTTTCCCATTGAACCAACTTCAGTAAGAGTGTGGATTTTACCATATCGTCTCTTCTCTTCATCACTCTTCATGCTCTCATCATACATCTCTCTCGGATAGTAAATAAAATATCTTTCAAGTCCTTGGTTATCATATTGATGATGACGACGATAATGAAAACAATATTGATTTGGAATTCCAGTTGCCATCCAAAGTTCAAAACAATAACGATAATTTTGAAGTTCTCTTAACATCGCATCAACATCCATATACTCTTCAATCTTGAGGGGATGTTTGAGTTTGCGAATATAATCATTTCGTGCCCACCAGAAGTTCCCTGCATAATGCTGAACTACAAAGTCAAGTTTAATATCGTGTCGTTCTACCCAATCAACACCACAGCAATCATATCCTTCATCAAGTTTAGCAATACATTCTTCCCATTTCTCAAGATTGAAATATTGCATATAATGCCTCCAATCCTTAAGAGCACCAGGAATATGAGTTGTGTATGAACTTATACCCTTATTATGAAAATAAAAGACATAACCATCATCATCTTGGCAATGCTCATATATCTTTGTGAGAGTTTGCCCTTCGTAAAGATTAGGTTGTTCTCCAACATTCCTCATATCAATAATGTTGACAAATGGATAACGATCTTTAATATAATTAGTTACCATTTGATCATAAGAATGACCAGTTTTAGAATTATAAAGTCCAAGAGGAAGAGTGATACACATATTGACAGTTGCTTTATCAGAAAGACCAACCGATTTCAATAAACTCATTTGTTCATCCACCCACCAAATCCACATATTGTTGGTATCTGGAATGAAGAGGTGATAAAAAACGGCAATAGTTTTTTTCACTTTCTTTTCATTTTTGTAATTTAACATACAATATTACTCTTAATGTGTCCAACAACAACTGAAGAATCTACATAAACCTTATATCCATTTTCCGTGACTCTCTCACAGAAATACAAATCTTCACCCAATGGAAGTTCATAGGTTACTCCATTAACTTCTTGAATTACTTTACCTAGTCCATACCAAGGTCTCTTGAGAGATTCAAACACACCAGATTTGATGCACATAAAACCAAGACCGACACCATAAACTGGAAAAACTTCTCCTATTTGATTTAGATTAGAAATTTCATCTCTAGTCATTGGGCGATAATCATCTTTGCTTCTATGAATCATTGCGTCTTCACCCCGTGCTTCAAAATAAACACCAGAAATTAAATCCTTATCTGATTGTAATAGTTTGATAAAATGTTCTGGATTCCAAACAATATCACTATCAATACAAAATATTTTATCGTAAGTATATTGACCTTTGCCAGGACTAGTATTAAATACCTCTAAATTTTTGGACCCAGTAATCGTTGCTTCTCTCGCATTTGTTACAAGAGATGCATACTCATTCTGAAACAACCAAGAAATATTATTTGCCTGAAGAACATGAATTGTTCCAAGTAATGACTTTACATATCCTGATTCCAATTGATTGCCTGGAGTTGCAATTACCACATTGAAGTGTGGTCTTGTAGGTTCAACATTATTTGAATAATTTAACATATTTTTAATTATAGAATTACCATTTTTTGATGCCCGACTCGAATCTTGGGATTACACCAAATTTCAAATCCATAACTTCTTAAGTCCTCACACATTGCAACATCTTCAGAACACATATCCTCAAGTATTGTACCATCATCCTTAATAAGTTGAACTTTTTTGGGAGCAAACCAAGGATAAGGAATTTTTTCAAATACACCTTTTTTCATAAGAACCCATCCAAATCCACAGTAATCAACTTTAAATGGTCCGGGTCGTCTTGCCATTTCTTCAATTGTCTCAAAATGATAAGAACCTTTAGACATTAAAAGTTCTTTGTCCATTTTTTCGACAACAGTGGACTGATTGCAAATTGGAGTTCCATTTGATTGCACATACCAACCAGTAGCAACATCCTTATTCATCATTAAAAGTTCCATTAAATCTTCAGTTTTAAAAATAATATCACTATCAATCCACATAATGTAATCATAAGGAACATTCCCCCTCCAAGGAGTTAACATTGTTCCTGCAAAATTATCCGCTTCTAAACAATCAGTTCTGGCAAAATTTACCATAGAACTATAACGTTGAGAAATGTAAAAGTTAATTCCCATTTGATTCAAATCAAATAATAATCGAATCATTTGGGTCATAAAAGTTCCAGAATAATAAAATCCTGGAAGACAAAATGCGATTGTTTTTCCTTTAAAATTATTTTTCGGTTGATTTGTATAATTCAGAGACATAAAACGAAGTCAATGTAAATTCATTGTACCATATTTAGAGTCATTTTACCACCAGGTAATCTTGACATATCCATCACCACCATTACCACCAACACCAAATCTGTTAAGTTCTGATGAATATGCACCTCCACCTCCTCCACCTCCACGAGTACCATTTCCACCATTTCCTGCAAATGATACTGAAGTTAATGATGCTGAAGATAAAATCCCTGAACCACCACCAATTGCGAAAAGTCCATTACCAAAAACTGAAGATTGTATTGTACTAGTAGAAAAATTTGAAGTCCTCAATCTCCAATTAATTGCATCAGTTGAATATGCTAAAGTTCCAGAAGCACCAGAAGCAATATAAGTATTAGAAGTATAAGATAATCCGTAAATATTAGTTGCACCTACTCCAGAAGTTCTTAAAGTCCATTGAATTCCATTAGTTGAAGTATTAAGAACTCCACTAGCACCAGCAACAACATAAACATTACCATAAAGAAGTTGATAAAGTGCTGCTGTAGTACCAGATGTTCTTGAAGTCCATTGAATTGCATCTGTTGATGT